AGCCGAACAGTAACCAGAGGGTTAATAGTTGATACAAAACAACTAAACTGAACCCCATTACTCGTAATAGTAGAAGTTCCATTTTTGGCAAAAGCAATTGTTCCCGCCGCGCTTAATGCTGTGACACCTGTGCCAAACTTCCAATCACCATAAACAACCGGCGTAGTTGAACCCGCGCTTAATGACATTGCGCTAGTTCGCGCAGACGCATCAAACGTACCAATGTTCCAAGCCGCGTTAATCGTGATCGTACCTGTCACCGATCCCGTGTTATCAAACACCGCCGTATCTTGAGCCAGTGGGAAGTTGTTTACCGCAGGCGCCCCACCAGAAGAAGTCGCCCAACCAGTAGCACTCCAGTTTTGTGCGCCAGCAAGGTTCCAGTAAACGGTTTTTGGTGACGGGAATGTGATGCCTGAGTTGCCGCCGCAGTTGCCTGCACGAGTTGGAGAACTGCCCGCAGCCGCTCCAGCAATCGTAATGTCACGGAAGTCACAGTCGGTTGCTGAAAGCAAATTAACAGCCAGAGTGCGAGAGGTTCCAACCGTGTCAGATCTCAAAAACAGACGATTTACAGCGGAAGCCCCTGAACAATTCAACGTTCCGTTAATGGTTTGCGGGTCCGAGAACGTTGCTCCCATTACTCCCGCCGGTACTGGAGAGGTAAAAGTCAAGTTGTTGTATGTGTTTGATCCAGTAATTGTATGGGTTGAGAATGCGTTGTTTGTGAAAGATACGTTGTAAAAAACAAGGCCGCCACCGTTAAAAGTCATGGATGTCCCTATGGCCTGAAGCAAAGAAGTTCCCGCATTAAACGTTAAATTTGTTGATGTTAAAAAATTTAGCGTTGAACTAAAACTTAGTGTACTTGCACCAAGAGATATTGTTCTAACATTGGTGTTGGTGGATGTTAAAGTGCCAAGAGTAACCGCATACCCTTGTGTATTAAAGGTTCCGTTGGTGACGGTCAGCGTGTTTGTACCAATGTCCAACGCATCAGCAAGTTTCACCGTGCCGCCGTAGGTGTTTACGGCGATGGGACAGGTAAATGTTTTACCAGCGCTAGTGATGGTTTGGGTGCCGCCGCCGGAAAAAGTAAGGCCCAATAAGTTAGAAATTGTTGTGCCAGAGCCATTTGTCCAGTTTCCGTAAACTGTTGTTGCATTTGACACAGACAATGTCATTGCACTTGTGCGTGCTGACATATCTACAGAACCAACATACCCGATGGCGGCATCCAGCGAAATTACCCCTGTTACCGAACCAGCGTTGTTAAATGTTGCGGTATCTTGAGGTAATGGAAAATTGTCTGTTGAAGGTGCGCCACCCGATGTAGCTGCCCAACCTGTTGCCGACCAGTTCTGTGCCCCAGCCAAGTTCCAATACACCGTCTTAGGCGCATCAAACGTAATACCACGGCATTCGCCTCTGTTGCCAATCCGTGTACCGCTGATAGGCGCTGATGTGCCTGTGACGTACACGCCACGAAAATCACAATCAAAAATACTTGCGGCACCATTGACGATCAAATTAGTGGAAATGCCATAAGTAGTTGACCTAAACCAAATTCTGTTATTTCCAGCAGTACCTGTCGTTGTCAATGCGCCTGTTGTAAGCGAAACGGTAATAGCAATTTGAAGAATGCCAGCGCCAGCGCTGGGCGTAATAGTCAATGAATTTACTTGTTGCGCGGTATCGACTGTGGCAACGAATTTGCCACCAGAGTTTGCATCAAATATGGCATCATCAGCAGAAGTTGGCACAGATGCGCCAGATGCTCCTCCCGACGAGGTAGACCATTTGGTTGTGCTTGACCAGTTTCCTGCGCCACCAACCCAATATCTAGCAGCCATTTATGCCTCCTGGACTGGAGGCTCTTCTGCTGGAGGGGGGCTAACAATGGCAAGCCAATTATCGAAGCGCTGCTGCTTCATGGCATCGATCTCAGCGTCAGACAACCCATGGTCATCCGGAAGATGCAAAGCATCACGGAAAACGCCATAGGTCGAGTCAAACTCAAAGTCAATTTTGACCATCTGTCACCCCATTAACCGGCCAGACTGAACGTATAAGTAACATTGAGTGTATCGCCGCTCACCACGTTGCGGTCGCCGGGCGACTGGAAATCGGCGGCAGAGAACAGCGTGCCGGTCGTGCCGCCAGCCGTGTTGTTGCTGGTCAAGAATGCTCCGCCCACAGTCTGTGTGGCGTTGATCGTGAACGACGCAGGAGATGCACTATTGGTCACAACTGATGGGTTGGCATTGGTAGCCGCTGCAAACGTGGCTGCGGGGCGCGTGCCAGCATACGGGGTGACCTCAGTCCAACCAGCGTGAGAGGACATTGTGTCGGTAGCAGCAGGAGTGTTGGATGCGCCAGCGCCGTACAAGCCAATGTACCAAGACGTGATCTGAGCTGTGCTGGTCAGAGCAACGCCAGCCATGTACTGAAGGCCAACGTTCACCACCAAGTTTTGCGATTCCGCGCGCCACTTCAACAGGCCGTCTTTGTCATAGCATTCCATGGTGAATCGGCCAGTAGCTTTGGCTGTTTCGCCAGATTTGGTTCCAGCAACCAGCCCACTCATCATGGTGTCAGATGCTTTTGCTTTTTCAATGGACATGATTGCTCCTTATGCAAATCGGATAACTGCAGAGCTTGCTGTGTCAGCCGGCATCTGCACGGTAAAACTTGAAGTTGCCGTTTTGTCGGCGCCAAAATCTAACACTGCAATGGCTAGGTTTCCAAGACTCGTATTGTAAATAAGAGCGCCCCTGGCCGTGAATGCAGCAGGGCTCCAAACAACATCATCAAAATTTAGATACGCCGTTGTGCCAGATTGCTGAACAGTAACCCCGGTAAGAATTTTCCCGCCGGCTGTATACCCTGTTCCAACAACTTCATTGCTTGTTGTGTAAGCGGTTGTTGAGTAACTCAAATCTGCGTTTGCAGTGTACAGAGCAATTTTTAAAGTGCCTTCTGCCAAATACCCAAGAGCAGAGTATTTGGCTTGAGTTGTTAGGCCCTGTGATACAGACATCTTAGTTCACCTGTGTCCGCACTTGCCCATCGCGATAAGCATCCATACGCTGCTTACCATCGCCCAGGTTCTTGAGAAGAGCCATAGATTGGACAAACTGATCTTTGTAGAACTTGACCAAATCTTCTTCGCCCTTCATGTATCGAATGGCCTCAACCATCGTTGCATTAAACAAAGCAGAATCAAAGTTATCGCCAAGCCAAGTTGTGTTGGCAGTGACAATTGATTCTGGATAGTAGTAGTAATGCAACTCTACGCCATAAGTGGTATCAGGCGTAGGACCTACGATGAATGACAGCTCCGTGTTCAATCCATACACAGGGCCAAAGATGGCGTAATACTTTGGAGTGCCTTGTTTTGAAGAGGCCGTACTTGGATATGCCTCCCGCAAAAAGTTCACGTCTTTGTTGATTAAATAGGTGTAGTTATCACCATCAATCAGCGCCAAAGAGTAAACCGACAAAAAGTCGTTCGGGGCATTCAAATACTTATTTCCAACAGTCAGCGTGCCCGTCACATTTTTTCGTAGATTTGCAATCTGAACGGTGTTGTAAATCGTCTGTTCAGCGATTTTGATCATCGTATTGATGTCTGCTGTGGGAAACGTGTTCTCACAGTAATCTTGAACAGCAGTAACGAGTTCGCTGTAGTTCATTTAATTCTCACGCCATTGGGCCGCGAGCCATCACGCCTTTTGTGGCCGCACCAGTTCCACGGATTTTAATTCCCTTGGTTTTAACCGGATACTCACCAGCAGACTTATCGATGTTGCCAACGCTTACATCATAAGTATCTAGTTTGCTATTATTCTTTGCTTTCGCCAAAGCGGGAGCTGCCTCTTTATATCGTCCGACATAAGCAGAAGCTGGCTTGTTGTTTTTTGCCATGATCAGCCTTTCTTTTGAGCAGCGACTTTGGCCAAGTTGCGGCCAACTTTCATCATCTGCTCATTGGTTTTACCGCCGCCAAGTTTGCCTTTGCCTTTGGCGCCAGCCTGGATTTCAACGGAAGGACCGCTATCACCAAGATTTTTACCTTTGGTCTTGCCATTTTTGGCAATGCCATCAGCAGAACGTGTATAAGCCATCATTTACTCCTTACGTCACCGACACAGTGACTGTACCAACATTCCCTTGAATAACCAAGTTATTTGGAGTTAAAACTTCATCAAAATAACTTGCCCCACCAACCGGGTTCCAGCCCCATTGAATGACTCGGCTACCACCACCAGGAGTCCCGTCCACCGTAGTTCCAGACACAAAATAGGTTGTGTCCTTTCTTGGGTTTCGAACTGCCTGTGGATCATCCACTGGGAACATTCCCAACAGCAATTGCGGCTGATCAGGATCCCAGCACTCAGGACAAACAAGCAATTGATACCGTTTTGTCTTGATGATCTCTTCTTTGAGCTGTTTCAGCTTGTACTGCTGACCGCAGCGGTCGCACTCAGCAATGCTGCGTTTGCCCGATGCGAATCTATTGCCCATTAAATTCCGCTCCCAATGAACATCTGGCGCGGCACAAAGCGGACAGCAGCCTTCTCCCGGTCCTCGCCGGCAGCCAGGTCAAACTGCTCGTTGTAAACGTTCTTCAGCATATCAATCCGCTGGGCAAGCTCAGGAACCTTCATCGCAATGTAGTACGCAAGGCCGGCAACAACCACTGGCAAGAAGCGGAAATTCATATCGCCAGTCTCAATACCGGCACCTGCATCCTGAACCCGACGCATTCTCCAATACACAAATTGGTACGTCGTTGTGTTATCTGGTGTTGGCCAAACAGTCACGGCCGGCAAATTTGGGTTGTAAACAATAGCCTGATCAGCATGTGAAGCTGCAGTTGTGTTGTTTTGACCCCTGAATACATTGCCAAGCTGATTGCCGCTGATGTACCCGTAGTAGATGTCTTCGCTACCGATGCGAATAAATCCGCTGGAAGCCAGCCCAGTTGTGTCGCTCAGCGAGATTGTCGTAGTTGAGGCATCAATTGCCCCATCCAGGACGGCATTTGTGGGCGAAACAACGCCAGACATGCGCTGCACCCAAACCTGAATGGGACGCGCCTGCGTCAGCTTGTTTGGGATCGTCGCATAAGTAGAAACACTAATGCGCGTAATGTTCAAGTCAGCCTGCGTTGACACCGTATTGGCGCCAGTTCGAATGACGTGCTCTAGCAGATCAATCGTATCCAAAGGAAGCGCGTACGTGTTTAGGCCAGGAGTCAAGGTGATAGTTCCTTGCTCAATGGTCCACATATTGATGCCACGGTTTTGCCACTCAATCGTCATCAAATTCATTGATCGACGTGCAGTGCGCAAATCATAGCCAGACCGCATTTCGCGGCCAGCACGCTCCCACGCCTCTTCAGCGATTTCCGTAAATTCCAGGTCAAAAAGGGAGGTGCCGCTAGTTGTCATTTCATGCCCTTGAGCGTTTCAGCCAAACGAGCACGCTGACCTAGCTTGCCAGGTTTCTTGGCAGCGGCAGCAAGTTTTTTGGCCGGGATTGGTTGGCCTTTTTTGGCGCCAAGCTCTTTGCGCAAAGCACCAGGCTTAGAGATTGCCTTCTGGATCCATTTTTCAGCCATTTCTTGCCGCCTTCATATTGTCGATTAGATTCGGGTAAGGACGTCCTGCAGCCTTTGCAGAAGCTTTAGCGGCAGCCTTTTTGGCCGGGCTAAGCTTCTTATGCTTCTTGGCGGGGTTCGGAGAATTCCAAACCTCACCGCCTTCAGCATACTGGGTGAAATCAGTATTGTCACGACGCGCCTTACGCACGCCTTTTGGCATTTTGCTGGGAGCAATTGCACCCATTCCGCGAGACGACATCATGACAATTCCCCTTAAACAATACGACCTTTGGTCTTGCCGCGCTGAGCAATGCCATCTCCACGGCGAGATGCCATGCCGCCCTTTGCGTAGTTGGCGCTGCCCATAAACTTTTGTTCAGACGCTTTGGGACGGCTTGTAGGCATTTTGGCGCGCTCTGCCGCACGAGCTTCAGCATCAGCAGCACGTTGAGCTGCACGCTTGGCCACATAGCTTTCAGCACGTTCTTGCATCGTTTCCTGGCGCAATGGCGCGCGAGCAGGTGCCGGCGCAGGCGCAGGAGCCGCTGCAGGCGCAGGACGACGAGCAGGGGCCAAAGCCGTGTTGTACTTCTTTCCACCAAACTCAAAGTTCTTGTCGCCACGGCTACGAGCAGCAGCAAAAGCCTCTTTGAAAGTTGAAGGTTCAGCAGCAGCCTTGTCTCGCATCCCTTTCAGAATGGCTTCGCCAGCAATTTCCTGAGACTCTTTAGAAGCATTTGCAGCCTCCAAGGGATCAACTTCTCCACCCTCTTCGTACTTTTTGCGCGCCATGATGACTCCTTAAACCATCTTGCCACGGGTCTTGCCGCGCTGGGCAATACCGTCAGCACGACGTGAAGCAGACGAAACCGATCCGCCAGCCTTATACGTCTCAGGCATTTCTTCGGCAGCCTTAACGCCTTCAGGACTTTGAGGAACGGGCACGCCAGAATCTTCGGTCCAGATGCCGCCACGAATACCTTTGACTTTTTTCTTGGCCATGATTAGCACTTTCCGCCGCGTTTCATTGCGACAACTTTACCAACAGTTTTACCTTTTTTTGCAATTCCGTCACGACTAGGAGCAGCCGTTTTGACAGCGCCCATCTTGGTCATTCCGCCTTTTGCAAGCTTCAAAGAAGTCCCTTTGCCGCCCTTGTGCTCTTGAGCATCATGCTGCTTAAAGGCTTTTTTGATCAAGGCTTTGTCTTGAGCCAAATCTTTCTTGTCCATAGTCTCACCGCCTTTTGAAAATTTGCGGCCTTTGTCTGCCGCTGTGAATTCCTTGCCAACCTTTTGAGGGATGCCAAGACGTTTTGCTGCGGCCGGGTCATGAGCGACCATGGCCATCAAATTGTGTTGAGCTTTGCTAACCGACGGCATTTCTCTGCTCCCGTATAAACGTGTCTAGCTTTGCATCCAGGCGGTCAAGCCGATCCAAAACACGGTTGATATCACTATGAACCTCAACCTTTGTCACGTACTCTTTTGCAACTTCCTCGCGCGTGCGATTAAGCAGAATCGTAACTCGGTTCAGCTCTTCCCTTGTTTCTTTCAGTTCCTGGTCTTTTGACTTAACCGCCCATCCAATCAGAGCAATCAAAATAGTCAGGCCAGCATTCCACAGATTCCCGTCCATGTCAGCACTTCCAAGCTCTTAAACTTTTGTTGATCCTGCTGTCTGGGTCTTTTGCGGTTTTTGCGCTGGTCAGTTTACTCTTCATGCCTTCCATTCGGGCGCAAAAAGAAGCCTTGCGACCTTTATCAGCCTTGGTTTTGGGGGACGGAGCAGGAGGCTTCAGGTTCATGCCCTGAGCTTTGGCTGACGCCCGACCTTTGGCATTCAATCCGCCTTTAGGATTTTTGCCTTCAGCTCTTTGCCATGCTGGAGTCTTAGCCATACGCAACTTTCAGATTGGAAAGACGAATGTTTTCCAACATGGGAATTACGACTTCTTCTCTGAAGTTGTTTGTAAAAGCCTCTGTGCCAATGTGCGGAAGACTGATATCAACATCCACCCAAATTTGGCCGCCAAGTTCTCTTACACGATCACAAAAAAGATAATCTTCGCCAACAAACTTACCATCCTTAACGGCAAAGTCAAACAAAGCAGAGATGGTCCCATCTGCATCTTTGTTTTCATACTGCCATTCTGGATGAGCCGCAATCAGCTTCTCAATGATTTCTCTGCTAATCATCATGAACCCAGTTCCAACTCGGTTCACACGCATCAAAGACCCATCGAATTCCAGGTTTTCGTCTTCGTCGTAATAGACATCCAGGAAAAATCTTTTATCGCTTGCACGACGAGGATACATTCCTGCGGTCACATCCCTCCCTTTGTGCTGCGCCAAAAGACGAAGCACATCGTCAGGAGTGACAATCACATCCGAATCAATAAACAAAAAGTCGGTTGAGTCTGTTTTCAAGAACTCATTGACAAGAGCATTGCGCGCCATCGTAATGATGGAGCATCCAGACATATCGGACAAAAAAACGCTGACCCCAAGAGACAATGCTTTTGGCATGAGTTGCGCCAAAGCAAAAGCAGTCTTAATGTTGAGCTTGCCGTCGTAAGCCGGAATTGCAATGAACAATTTCCGACCACTGAGATCAGCGCTTTTTGTTTCAGCCATACATCACCGTTACAGTTGCACTGCTAAGTGAAGCATAAACATCTGTTGCGCACAAAATGCCTTCACCAGGAAGCAAGACATTGATTGAGCCTGCAGCGGCGGGCGCCGTAAATGACCAAACAGTGGTTCCAGAAGAACCACCATCTTTGATCGCAACAGTTCCGCCAGATGCGTAAGCAATGGACAAAGCTCGCACGCGAGTTCGCCCACTGTAGACCGTGCCGCTAGATGTTTTTTCTGCGGCTTTAATATCAGTCTGCATCATGGTGGATTATTCCTTAGACGTTCTGCTGGCCAACCAAGGGGTCTGCAACAAAATAGGTGATGTAGCCGCCAACCGTACCGGCACCGCTAGTGTCGATTGTCACGGTAACATAACTCATTGCGCTAATCGGGGTGCGGGTCAGACCGGCCGTGACGGATCCAACAGCGGAAACATCGACGTTGTTGCCGATGGCTGCTCCGGTCACAGTGCCACTGGTGTAACCACGGGTGCCAATATCAACAGAACCAGCGCCAGCGTCGTTAATTTCCACGGACAAAACGACTGCGCCTTCCGGAAGAATTAGAGCGGGAGCGCCGGCTGCCGAAGACACGGCAACGTTTGTGGCGGTAGCAACAGAGGCGTCAGCGATATAGAACTGCGCGGCCATAACGCCGGAGCCACAATAAGCGGTGCGAGTTTGATCGCCGCCGCCCGAACGCCAAATAGATTGGGTGGTAGACAGAGCCATTTGAATTGTCCTTCGTACAAAGATCAGCGTGTCAGTTGTGTACGCATCTGCCGGATCAGTCTGACACACCGGGAATTCCGGTTTGATGCAATATACCGCAAATGAAAAGGGCCCACAAGGGGCCCTCTTCATATTTCCACCAAGTATCAGGCGCCAGGGGAGCCGTAGATACCCAGGGGATCCGACACGCCGAAGCTGTAACGCTCGCGGGCCTTGTAGCGCACGTTGCCGGTGTCAAAGTCGCCGTCCATGCTGTTTTGCAGCGGGGTACGAACGAAGTGCTTCAGACCGTTAGGCACGTCCGTGGTCAGGAACCAGGCGTTGTTGTCGGTCAACCAGTGGTTGATTGCATAGCCCTCGGGGATCGAACCGTTGTTCTTCAGGGCGTTGATATCGTTGTCGTTTGTGCCAACACGGAGGTTGGTTTCCAACAGACGGGTAGCAACGAACTGCAGAGCCGGCGGAATGATCAGCTTCTTGGGCTTGGCAGCAATCAGCAGACCACGTTCATCCGTCCACGCAGCGATCTGAATCACGGCGTTTTCCAACGACGTTTCGTTCAGGTCAGCAGCCGTGGCGGGCGTGTTGCTGTTGGTGCCACCGGACACCAGGGGGTGGGCCGTAGAGCACAATTGCACGCCGTCGCCGTACTTCACGTTCGAGTTGAACGCTTGGTTCAGCACATAAGCGGCCTTAACCTGCTTCGTGTAAGCCATGGCGCGAGCCAGAGCTTTTGTATAACGGCCGGACAGGCTGTCATACAGGTTATCTTCCACGGCTTCCTCGGTGATGGCAAAGCCCATCGCGATGGTTTCGTGGTTGTAACGAGCAGTCCAGGCTTCCTGGCCGTTGTCGTACTGGATCGCAGAACCTTCGTTCTTGACCGGTGCGGCAGAGAAGCCAGACAGCTTGGTTTCTTCTTCAAAGCTACGCTCCGAGGTTTCGGTTTCGTAGATTTCCTTGTGCTCTTCGCCGTAACGGGCGTACTCCAGACCAAACAGAGCGTTCAGACCGGGGAGCAGTTCTTTCAGCAGTTGTGCGCGTGAAATAGCCATGATTTACTCCTTATTAAACGCCGGTCGTGTCGGTGTACTGGTGCAGGTTGAACTTCACCAGGAACTCGTAATATGTGGTCGAGCTGTTGCCAGCAGCGCCAGTGGCGGTGTCAGGCACAACGTCAATCACGCGGATCGGCAGGGTGTTGGTGGTGGCGGCAGAAGAGCCGTCAATGCCGTAGGCGGAATCACCAGTGGTGGTAGAACCAGCACCAGCAACCATGGCCACGTTAGAACCAACGATAGCGCGGCTGTAAGCCGTAGCGGTCGTAGAACCAGCAACGGTAGCAGCAACACGGAACACAGCGTTTGGATCATCCACAACGTAGGCAAAAGCCAGGTTGGAAGAGGTGGACAGCGCAGCCGGATAGCTCTGGCCTTGCACGGTCTGACCTTGCGAGTTCACGTATTGGCAGCCAACCAGCACGCCAACGGAATCACCACTGTTCGTGGCGGTTTTGGCAACAATGTAACCATTGGTATCAATGGCAACGGTATCGCCGTTCAGGATTGCAGTGGCATAGCCAGCAGCAACGGGGATTTGACGGATCGCTCCGGCGTAGGGCAGACCATCCAGTCGGTTGACCGGCTTGAAGCCATACGTCTTGTCAATGGTGGGATAAGCCATCTTTAGACTCCAAAAAAGTTTTAAATACCTTTACCGAAGGTAACACTCGACTTCCGCTCTTTGAACATCGGCATCCGAGCATCACTCTCACGCATGAAGCTGTTATCCACGGAGTTCATCTGCGACTCGGATTGGTTTCCATAGTACGCATTACGTTGCTCCACGAATTCAACTGGGGTTTTGCAAAGCAGCAAGCCGCCGACCTCAATGCTGTCCGGGAAATGCTTATTTCCAGGTCCAAACAATTGAATCTCGGGATGCTCAGAAGCCTTGACTGGTTCCCAACCTTCGCGCAATTTTGCGGAAACGTTACGAGCGTCATCCTCATTCAACATGCGTACACGAATCCAGCGAAACGCATAGCCAGGCTCCGGAGACGGATCGGGCAGAAGCTGGGGAGGCATCCACTTTTTGGGGCGCATGGACGACTCACGATTCTCGACACCACGTTTTTCACGATTCTGTTCACTCATTTTCATTTCCTCATTTCTTCCGCAACCTTACGAGCATAGAGATCCAGCGGGACTCCAAGCCGTTTGGCGATTTCCACCTGCGATTTGGTAAGTACGACTTTCTTAGGCGCAGTACCCCGTGTTGCCGGTGCGACAACATTCGATTGTTTCGGCGGAGGTGACGCATCCACCGGTTTCTCGGACTCGAATTTATCCGGGAAACGTTGACGCATTTCTGCGTCGATTCGCTTGTAATAGTCTTCGCTCGAAGGATCGATTCGCTCTTCTTGCGTCAACTCTTCATGCAGGGCCAGCGCATAACTTGTCATGCGGCGGTCCTGACCGAACCATTTGTTCTTACTTTGCCAGTCTACAGCCTTTTCGTCAACCTTTGGTGTTGCAGGGGGCTGACGAAGTGACTCCGGAAGTTGTACTTCCTTGTCTTCCGGGGGTGCGGCCGGCTTGAAATTGCTGACCCGTTCGGCCTTCATTTTGACCGTTGTCAGTTCTTCCTGGGCAGCTACCAAAGCCTCGGAATCACCGGATTCGTAAGCTTCTTTGTACCGGCGTTTGGCCTGTTCCAGCTCATTTGCCACCACTTTTTTGGCCTGTTCCAGCAGTGCTGTCTGACCTTGCGACAAAGAGCCTTTCAGCTTTTTGTTTTCTTCGGCCAGTTGCTGTGCAAACCGCAGAGCTTCCTCTTTTTGGCGCTCTGCAGCCTCTTTGGCCCGGCGCTCCTCGTGGTAGCCCTTGGTGAAATGCTGAATGCGCTTGCGAACGCCTTCATCATATTTGGCAAGTTCGTCGTCAGTTACCTCTTTCGGAGGTTCATCCATCGGCTTGCGGTTCTGATCTTTCGGCGGAGTATCGTCAACAATTTCGATTTCGGGAGCTTCATCCTTCACCTCTACTTTGTTTTCTTTTTCCGCTTTTTCCTCGGCTTCATGAGGAAATTCAAATTCGACCTTTTCAAAATCGGCCATATTTACTCCTTACGCACGCTGAATGCCGCGCGGATCTTGCACCACGGCCTCAACGGAGTCATCGTTAATCAATCGGAATTCCTTCCCATGGATCTTGATTCGGGTTCCAGTGTTCGGGCGAACCAAAACAAAGTCACCAACCTTGCAAGACGGTCCAGACGGGAATCGCTTCTCGTCCTTGTATGCGTCAGGGCCAACTTTCACCACAAAAAGCACTGGCGACAGCACTTCTTCAAAGTGAATAGTTTGACCAGACTTCAACAAACCAGAATCGCCAAACTTTTCATCAATGTCCGGTAGTACGCACAGCAGATGATAGGTGGCAGGATCAGGCATTTGACGTGCCTTTTCCTCTTCCGTTTTGTTCAGCAAGCCAGACAGATCAACTGCACTGACATCAAACTCACTCATCGTCGTTTTCCTTTAGTCTTCGCACGAGGTCAGCAATTTCAAGTTGTGCGGTCTGCAGACCTCGGATTTGACCGCACACTTCCTTATACGCGTCGAAGGATGCTGCACTTCCACGCGATATAAATTCGATGAGTTCATTCAACCTCTCCGCCAATTTGGAATTGAGGTGCTCAAGGACTTTTAATTCCATCAATCTCCTTTGCTACCCGACGATTTCGCAGTCGGCAATGGTTGTTTTGCGGCTCTTTCCGCAGCCATTTCGGCGTGTCGAGCCCGTTGTTCTGCGGTCATTTCGGCATGACGCAGTTTTTGATTCATAACCTGGCCACCATGCGCCATCGCCTGGGCATGTTGCTGCTGAGCCATGGCCATTTGCTGCTGATGCTGCTCCATTTCGCGCTGTTGCTGGGCCTTCAAGGCTTCCATTTCCATCGCGTGACGTTGCATGATCATCATTGGGTTGTCCAAACCCTCTTTTGCATGCAGCTCCTGGGCTTTGAGAGCCACTTCTGCCTGCTTGAGGGCCAGCTCTCCCTGCACTTTTTGACCCTTGATCTGCACTTCTTGCGCGCGAATCTTGAGTTCTTCCTGCTGCATCTGGACCATGGGGTCTTGAGCCATCTGCTGAGCCTGTTGTTGCTGGGCTTGAGCCGTATCTTGAGCCAAAACTTGCTTGGCAGCCTGGGCAACAAGGCGAGAAAGCTGCACTTCCACGTCTTCCGGCAGGTCTTCGTCCGGGCTTGGCAGTGGCACACCCAGTTGCTCTTCCACTTTGCGGCGATATGCAAAGGCCAAGTGCTCCGCAATGTGCGCTTGAATCTCGGCCATCATCTTTTGAGCCTGGGGATTCTGGCCAATTTGAGCCATGAGCAGAGGATCCTGCATCATTGAGCTGTGAACCGCAATGTGAGCGTCGTGATCCTGGTAAATGAACGCTTTTGTGGGTTTTCCATTCAAAAATGCCATGTTTTCGCTGATTGGATCGCGAGGTTTCATGTCATCTTCAATGGGAACCAGCTTCTCAGCGTTGCGCACCCCCAAAACTTCAATCATTTGACGGTGCAACTGGGGCAAATCATAGATTTGAGGAGCTTGTGCAGACAGTTGAATCACTGCCTGGTACTGCATAATCCGCTGCGCCATCGTCGCGCTGTTCGGATCCGACACCGGAATCACTTCACAAATGTCGTAGTCCTCTTGCTTGGCCCGAGGATTACCACCCATCGGCGTGTATTCATACGTAGACGGGGTGTTGTCACGGATGATCTTCTTGAGCAGCTTGAATTCCTGCTTCATCGAGTAATGCACGCGCGCTTGCACGGCACTCATCGTCTTCAACTGGCGCTCAAGCAACGCCAACGTCGTGCCCACAGGAGCATTTGCACTCATATCACTGACTTTCATGTCAGCAATAGAGCCAAGGCGACGTCCTTCTTCGGTGATCTTGTCCAGCAACGCAGCCAGAACCTGGCTCGGCTCCTTGTACGGGAGCGTCATGATGTTGTCTTTGACGCTGCCACTTGGCACGTCTACATCACGGAATTCGCCTGGAGCAATCGGAGTGTCGTCCCCTTTGATTCGAAGTCCTCGTGACTTCAGTCCTCCGGGAAGATTTGAGAGAGTACCAGCATCAACAAGCTGGCGAATAAGAGAAGTGCCGGCTCTTGCGTACCCACCGATAAGATGAATGTAACCAAAACCGTAAGCACCGAAACCAGGAACATAGTCATACTGAACAAAGTGCTCCCGCTTCAAATGAAGCTCGTCGCCTTGCTCCCAGTTACGATAAATGGACAAAACTTTATTTGTCCCGCGATCCACCGTCACAATATACGGCAACGCAATCCCATCTTCATCTTCAAATCCAGGCAGGTTATAGTCAACCTGAATTTCGCAGAACTGATAACGGTCATCATCAGTAACTGAATATCCCTGCTCTTCGGCTTTTTTCTTCTCAACATCGTTGAACATCATCACTGGTTCACCCAGATCAACGTCACGATAGAAGCCAGCCACTTGCAACTTGCGCAGATCATTCTTTGTCTTGCGCATCAAGTGAGTAACACGCTCAGCGCTTCTCACTCCACTTGCGCCGTAAGGAATAATCAAATCCTCGGCCGGCACAAAAATCGCCGTCTGACGTCCCAAGTTGGGATCGTAATAAACCTTCTTGAACGCCGCGCCAGCCAGGCCAAGGTTAAACAACATGCGCTCATGCTCGGGGCGATACTCAGGCATCTCCTCCGTGAGCTTCAGGTTCATGTCGTCCCGAACACGCTCGGCTGCTTCTTCCTTAAGCTTATCAATCGCACCGACAATTTCCGTTTTAACCGGGCCAGACGCCGGGAAAGTTTCAATGATGGTCTCGCTCTGGAACCGAACAGCGGCCTCAGTGAGCAACGTCGAAAAGACACCACATGCCCCGTTCCACGGTTCCGTACGCTCCTCATACTTCATCCCCAGAACTTCGAGACCTTTGACATACATCTCCACCCAGTCGCGGCGAGAAGTAATATCAGCCTCAACATCCTCAATCAGGTCCGAGCCAATTTTTTGCAGCTCGCCTTCAGTCAGATATTCAGCCAGGTTAGCATCAAACGGAATACCATCATCCACGTCTTTGCCAGGTTCAATTTCGATTTCGACGCCATCGATCCCAATACTCATTCCTTCAGGATTGACAACCTCGATCTCAATATCGCTCGGCTCGTTGGCCAGTGATTCCAAACCAAGGGGCGCAGCGTAGAGTGCTTTTTCCATATGTGTGCCTTAATAAAAAGCATGTTTACGACGAAAGCTCACAGGCTCGTCGGGCTCGTCAGATTCTAGTCTTAAGAAGCCACCCTGTCTAAAACGGATTAAAGCTTGTGAACTACTGTCCACCAAGTCGTCATGAGCCGCATTAGGAAAAGCCGCCATCTGGTCCATCACTTCATTCGCCCACCGGGTATCCGGCGCCCAAACTTTCCCAGACCTGAATAAATCAGCCACTGAGTTCAATCGCACAATCTTGTCGTTTCCCTTGCTGGGGGTGTACTCACTGACAGGGATTCCCATTCGGCGAAGCTCAAAAATAAGCGGGGCACCTGCCGCTTTTGCTTCCACAATGAAAGCATCTGGCTCCCAGTCTTTATATCTTGCGATGGCCTCGTCTTTGAGTTCTGGGAACTCCATTCGCTTTTGAAAGGCATCAAGCAAGATGATGTTTGCATTGTTCTCATCCTCATCCAGATAAAACACACCCCACGTCGTACACGCATTAAAG